CATGCTTCTAAAGCAGTTCTTGAAGAGAACTCAATATCATTAATGATACTAACTGTCCATGCATCAAATGTCCTGTCACCAGCAAGTTTAAGATTCATTCCTCTGAAAGGAATTGTAATCTCTGCAACTGTTGAAGCAGGCATCGATGTTGCTGTTGCAAGTAATTCTATGTTCTGCCCTGAACGAGGTACGAACACTCTAAATCTGTTAGCTCTTGGGCCACCACCGATTAATTGTGCTTTGAATTGGTCTATTGTTGCCATTTATATACTCCTAATATTAAACTGCACTGTATACTTCAGTAAACTCGACACCGCTTCTGGCAGCAACAAAGTTCAAAGTAATAAAGTTGATTGATTTAGCAGGTTTCACAAATATTGAACATACGAATTCGTTTCTATCAATCACTGAATCAGTGTTGTTAGTCTCATCACATATTACTGAGAAATCTGTTAAACCTCTTCTGTTTTTCACATCTCTTAAGAAAGGTTCTACTGCACTTCTAAATTGTGCTCTTGTGAACGAATCGTTATATTCAAATAACTGAGCTTTAGCTGCAGTTGCGATTGCTTTTTCTAAGACTATGAATAATCTTCTTACATTGATTCTGTCAAATGCAGAAGGTACTGTTAATGCAGTTTTATCACCAAACAAGATTGTACCTTGGCCTGGGAATGTTGCAACTGGGTTAACTCTTGCTCTGTATAGGTCATCTCTAGATGCCTGTTTAGGATTCAATGCAAGTTTAGTTATACCTAGGTATTGTCCTCTTGAGAATCCAGCAGGTGATACCCATGCATCTCTTTGTAAATCACTTCTTGCCATAATTCCAGCAGTGTGTGATGACGCAGGTATGTAAACGTATCTGTCGTTAAATCTGTCGTACTGATAAACCCATGTTGAGTCTAGTACTGCATATGAAGATGAACTTGCAGTGTTACATGTTGTTATAACATTTGCAGTTGCAGTTGATTCTGAAGATATATTAACAACATCTGCTCTTCTTGGAGAGATGATTGTCATACAGTCTTTTCTTGCTTCACATAATAGTATTGCTTGATTTGTAAGTGTTGTCCAGTCTGCAAGAAGGTCTTGTTCTGTACCACTTCCGTCATCTGTTCTTGAAGAACCGACAAGTAGGAAAGAGATATCTACAAGTTCTGCATCACCGAAGTGAGTTGTCCATGCACCGTGTTTTTGACCAGCAGTTGAAAGTCTTCCATTTGCACCACCACTTAGTGATGTGTTCTCATGTAGAGAAGGTCTTAAGAAAGCAGTTCCACTTGATTGTGCAATTGTTCTAGTTTCACCAGCAGATGCAAGCATTGCTGTTGAGTGACCTGACCAATATACATATTCTGATTGTGTTTCTAATACATTTTTGTAGTAGTTAGAAGCACCTTGTGGGTCTTTTGAGTCTGATGCAAGTGAACAGAAACCGAATGTTTCTAACACTGTGTTTGGTGTTCCTGTGAACACTCCATCTTCGTCTACGACTACAACGTGAACTTCATCATCACCGACACTTGCTACTGTAGCAGAATGTGATTTGCCTGGAGCTTTTGCAAATGAGTTATAGAATTCCCAATATCTATCGATATTAGATGCATCTGCAACTGCACTTGTAAGACCTGAACCAGCTGGTTGACCAACTGCTTCAATTGTGATCGAAGTTGCATCTGGCAGAGTTAATACTCTATACATTGTTGTATGTCCAGCGAACTTAATTAAGTCTCTAACTGAAAATACATTTGATGCTGTAACTGTAATTGTTGTTTGACCAACTGACTCGGTAGCATTAGTTGTAGTAACTGCATCGTTAAAGTAAGCATCTGAACTTGCACATACTGAAACTTTTAATGAGTTTCCTTTATCTCCTGCAAATTTTGAGATGAACTTTCCGACTGTTCCTGCTAATGAACCTGCTTGATAAGAAGCAACATAGTCTGTTGAATTTTTTAATAATGATGTTGATGCACCTGCTCCATTTGCACTATAAACTCCTGTTGAGTTTACTCTAACGATTCTTAATGATGAACCGTATTTTAGAAATGATTCTGCTGTGTAGAAGTCTTCTGCTGCAGAGTCCGTGTTTAGAGGTGAACCGAAGTTCTCTACTAATCCTTTCGCGTCTGAAACTGTAACTACTTCATCAACAGGGCCCCATTGAAATGAACCAGCGAACGCACCTGTTGTGCTTGATACTGCTGGTACAACATTCGTCAAGTCAATTTCGTTGACTTGTACGCCTGGTGATACTTGAAATGCCATACTTTTCTCCTGTTAATGTAAAAAGTTTGTTTTACTTGATATATTTATAACTTTATTAATCTTAACGAACCTTGTATTTAGGACGATATAAACCACCTATCTCCTTCAGTGTCGACAAAACTTTCGTTTTCATCCTTAACACTTCCAAAAACCCCTGCTGGTAACATGTCATCTTCTATCATTTTCTGTTGTTCGGAATATAATAGGTCTTTAACCTGTGAATCCGTGAGATGATAAAAGTACTCTGTTGTTACAAACCATGAAAATAATACACAGTTCATAACCATATCGTCATGATAACCTTTGGCAGCTTCATATGAAGTACCTTTGTTAACAAATGTCAATAGTTCTGTTATAGTTGCTCTGTCACACAATTCCAACCTGTGTTCTTCTAAGAGTTCTTTGAGTGTCGAACAACCTATTCTTTTAACCTTTTTGTTCATTGTGACACCGATATCTTCCTGTTTTGTCATTCCTTGGACAAAGACATTTGGATATTCAATATCATAATGTAACTGTTGAGCAACCATTCCACCCTCTGCATTGTTCTCAACAATAACTAATGCTTCGTTATAGGGTTTAACATATTTGTTTACCATGTCAGGCAATAACATAGGAGATAACATGTTATCTCTAAATGTTGCAACTTGTTTAAAAGGTTGCACCGAAACATCAAATACACTAAACGTGGAATAATCCATTCCTCTTCCCTTAGAGACATCGACTGTACAAATGTAAGCATGTCCTTCTATGGGTCTAGTGTATATATTTATGTTATCACGACTCCAGTCGGCGTCTATAGACCTCAATCCCAATAATATATTTGAATTAATAAGTGTATTACCTGTCCCTAAGAAACTATTACCGTATTCCTGTTCGAACTGAGTCTCGGATGTGTTTGCAATGGTCTGTTTCTTCCACTCTTCATCTCTGCCTGGCACATCATACCAGTTGATAAGAAAGTGTTTGTATTCAGATTGTTTCTGAATTGCACTCTCATATATCTTATAGAACATGTTACCAACACCGTTTGCAGTAGAGGTAATAATAACCTTCGAATTTTTACCCGATGTGACAACGGGATAGGTAGATGTATAGAATTCCTCTGCATTTTCTACGAACGCAAACTCATCAAGATACAAGAGGTTTATAGACAATCCACGAATAGAACTCGAAGATGTTGCAGCTGCAACTACTTTACTATCATTTCCAAACTCGATGTTACCTTTGTTTAGAATCTTAACTCCAGGCTGTAAAAAGAACGGAACTGATTCTAACATAGTGACGATACGGGATATCATCTCCCTTGCAATTACACCTTTGTTGGCAAGTACTGCTACCGTTACTTCGGGTGTAAACAACAGATACCATAGTAGGTATGCACAACTGGTAATTGATTTTCCACTTTGACGTGAAGCAAGAACCACATTGAAACGATTCTCATCATAATGTTTTATTAGGTTTTCTTGATACCCACGAAGATCAAATTTGACAAGACCTTCATCCAATGATATAATAGTACAATAGTTTTGTATAAAGTGTATAGGGTCTTTAGAACACTTAAGATATTCCTGAAACTCTGCTTCGGTGTACTGAGTCTCAACTCCAGCACGTTTAACTAAAGTATTACCTAAGTAACCCTCATTCTTTGATTGTACCATCTATTCTTTATTCTTTTCTTTCTTGAGAAACTTCTGTAGTTCGGATGTGCTACCAACATACAAATGATTGTGTTGAGTCTTCACTCCTTCGTTCTCATTGTTCAAATCTTTCATTTTCTTCTGCAAGTCTAGTAGTTTCTCTGCAGTATCCCCAACGGTCTTTATAAGTTGTCCTGCAACCTCGTAAGCACGTGGGTGTTCCGTTTCTTTACATAAGTCGAGTATTCCATCGATTGCATCTTGTCCTCGTTCTACGAGGTTGTAGAGGGTCTCACGACCATACTTGTAGTCGTTATCTACAGTGTCTTGTTGGGTGGGAATTTTGACTATTTTAGTTTCTTTTTGTATATCTGCAGAAACATCTAAAATGTCTTCTAGTTTAGAATCTATATCTTTTGGCATATTTAACTCGCATCGGTAACTAAATCATCCGTAAAGGTTGTATCTGTTCCGTCATCATAAAAATTAACTGTCTCTGCAACCACAAATGTATCACTTGGGTCAACAGAACCTACAAACTTAAGTGTCGTATTTGCACTTATTGTTATTGCACCACTTAGTGTGATACTTAACTTATCAGATGCAACTGCTGAAATGGTTGGATTTGGTGTAGCACCTGTTCCAAACACTTCATCACCTACACTTATCTTACTATTTATTGCACTTGCAAAGGTCACTGCTGTTGAACTAGAAACTGCATTAGCAAC